TATCTAATCTATTATGTGTTGGGTTGGGGTATGGTCTATGTGGTATGTCATGCAATTGATTGTGGTATGTAGGTGTATGGTATGGGGTATGTGCTAATGGATTTTAGTTTGGTTAATTAGTTAATTTTTGTAGCTACATTTCAAATAATTAACTTAATTTTGTAGCTACAATTAAAATTATGGCAAAAAGTAAACCAATTGGAGTTAGATTTGACTTATATAAGTTGGATATGATTCAAAAAGAGCAGAATTTGACATCTGTTCAGCAAGTAGTGAATTTTTTAATGGATAATTATGGTGAAAAAGAAATAAAAAGAGGCGCACCATTTAAAAACATGCCTCCTTATGTCGTAATTGGCCCAAATTTAGCATTTAAGCCAGAAAACGGTATTTGTACTACAAAAAACAAAAAAGAACCGCCAGAGGGCTTAAAAGGGATAGATTTGACTATTTGGAAGTCTGAAAATTGGAAATAATACATTTTTTTGTACGATAAATTGCGTTAAACATACATTATATCTGACATAATTCGTATCTTAGCTAAAATATTGTAACATGTCTGAAGAAAAATTTTCATATTTTGTATCTTATTTAAAAGATTCTTTTGATCAAGCTGTTGTTTGGCATCATCAAACCGATTCTTATGCAGTACACAAGGCTTTAAATAAGTTTTATGATGGTATTCTTGATTTAACAGATGGGTTAGTAGAAAGCGTAAGTGGCATACATGGTAGACCAATGAAATACCAAATTGATAGCCCTGTAGATTATAAAAATACAGAACAAGTGGTTAAATATTTTAAATCTGTTTATGAATTAATTGAAAAAGAAAGAAAAGATATTTACCAAGAATCTTGGATTCAAAATCAAGTAGATGAAATATCTGCGTTGTTTGCATCAACATTATACCTATTAAGTTTAAAATAAAATTTAATAAATTCGTAATTTAGCGTATGAAAGGTAAATTAAAAGCGATGAAGCAAGCAATTCGCAGTTTTGATATGGGTAAGTATATTTTGATTATTGGTAAAGATGCTACTGATATATTTAATTTTTATAATGTAAAAGAAATGCATGGGTTGAATTTAAAAGATGCTAAAGCAGAGGAGGTTGATAAGACAAAAGGGAATGGCGTTTATATGTATGGGTTTACAAATTATGATCCTTCGGATAAAAAACTAACAGCAAAAAGCCCTTACAAGCCATTTGTTTTTTTGAATATGGGTGCGTTTAAAAAATATAAAGCTGAAGAACAAAAGACAGCAGTAATGCACGAAACAATGCACATGGGTATTTTGCTAAACAATTGGGATATAAAGGACAAAGAAGAGGAGGCAATAGGATTTGCAGAAGAAGAAGCCAATAAAATCATAAAAAAATTAAAAAATCTTCAACTTATAAAATGAAAAGTAAATTAAAAATGATGAAAAGGGCTGATGGCTCTTATTCTCCTCGTGGTTTATGGGATAATATTCGTGCGGCAGCTGGTTCTGGTAAAAAACCAACACCTGAAATGTTAAAGCAAGAAAAAAAGATTAAATCAGAAGAAAAGAAATAATTATGTCTGGAGCTTGGCAAAGAAAAGAAGGTAAAAATCCTGAAGGTGGCTTAAATGCAAAAGGTCGTGCATCTTACAATGCAGAAACTGGTGGCAATTTAAAAGCTCCTGTAAAATCTGGTGTTAATCCTCGTAGAGTTTCTTTTGCAGCTCGTTTTGCTGGTATGTTAGGTGCTATGAAAAAACCAAATGGCGAACCAACTAGAAAAGCACTTGCTTTAAAAGCTTGGGGCTTTGGTAGTGTTGAAGCAGCTCGTAAGTTTGCTAATACTCACAAGAAATCATAGGTTATTTGTTTTCTGCTTGTTGGTCAAGAATAGCTTTACCTGTATCTGATAATGGTCTAGCAAATAATCTTAATTTTTTCTTTGTGGTAGGGCATAGGAATGTAATACCAACGTCCATATAAGACTTCAATACTATTTCCATTACCCCATCTGCATTTTCACTAGCTCCAATTACATGTGGATCATCATAATCAAATTGCATACAGAAATCACATCCATCTAATACTTCTGCATCTACTGGAACATTTAATTCTTTTTCTTTTTTAACTTTTGCCATTTTTATCTTTTTATTTTTGTCATTTTTTCGCAATGTGGGCATTGCACTTCTTCTAAATATTTTACTTCAACACTTCCATCAAACCATTTTATCATATCAGTTTCTATAACTGCTACATGATAATTTAAGCATATATCACAAACTATTTCTGCTACTTCATATACAACGCTAACCTCCATCATTTATATGTTTTATATCTACTATTTTTACCTCCTCTCCGTCAAGCATTGCGTCTAATGTTAGCTCAATCATTTCTCTTTGCTCTGGAGTTAACAACGCAACTTTTTCATGGATTGCTGGTATAGCAAATATATCACTATTTATCTCTTTTTTAATACCTGATCTTACTTCTTCAGTTAAAAATGGATGGGTTACAATATCGTTAAACATCCAATTAATCTTAGCAACGTAAACTTTAAATAATTTCTCTCCTTTTGTTTCAGGATATTGCCTACAAAAATCCTCAAATTGTTCTTGAGCTAATTTTAAATTTTGAACAGCACTTATAATATTAGCACTCATTATTAAAGTTTAAATGCGTTTGTTCTAGTTCTTGTAAAAATGTTCTAGCTTTTAGAACTTTATTTTCAATGCGTAAAATATCATCTTCACTTCTATTGACATTAAACGTAAGTATTCTTTCATTAATTGATATATCATCAAATGTCATGTTGAATTCTATTTTCATTGCCTCTTTAATAAATTCTGGGCTTTCTTCTGAAATTACATCCATCTTTTTAAGCAGATAATATTTCTCTTGTTGGATAATGCTTTCCGGTGTATTGACTAAACAATACGCAATGGTGGCATTTTTTGTCCCTGTAAGCCACATATAAGATTGCATTTGCCAATAGTATAAATTATCCAACTTATCTGGTATGTTACCTAAGAATGTCCAAAGATCATAACTTGACTTTATATCAATAATTGTATCGCCATTAATAATATCTGGCAATCCTGTTATAAAATCATTTTTAAATCGTTCTTCGTTTTTGCTAAATAATAATTTAAGATACATTGATAATAAATCAATAGAATCTTGTTCCGCTTCAACACCTTTCTTCATTTGCTTTGTTTGTATATCTCTTTTCCTTCCGTATTTTTCAGCAATATAAACTTCAATTAAATGTTTTTGTGCAGTCTTGGATAAGACGCCAGCTTCTTTATCAGCCTTAGTTACAGGTTCGGTCATTAAATAACCAACAGAGCTTGCTCTGATTAGTGTTTCGTTCCAGTTCATTAAAGTGTGTTTAGTTTGTTATTGTAGTATTCTAGTAATTCAGGATTGCTTTTACTCATTAACTCCCAAGCCTTTAATTCTTCTTTTGTTTTGCAAGAATCAATAAAGTTCTTTGTTTTTTCAGCTAATGTTTGTTTTGATTGCGTAGGAATTACTTCTTCAGTAACTTGTTCATCATAAAAATAACCTAGTTCTTTTAATCTAATTACATTTTGCTTGTGGTACTCTTCTACTAAGTCCCTTGCAATATCAAGAGCCTTGTTTGCTGATTCACCTTGATTAAGAGAAAACTCAACGCCAATTTTTTCAGAAGAGTAATTACCTAAATTAAAAGTTCTAGTGTAGTTAACGGTTTGGATGTGCATAATACTTATTTTATTCTTGTTACAATTGTTTGTTCATCAATAAACTTAATTTTAAACACTTTACTTTCGTGTCCTTTTTTCTTTTTAAGATTTGATACCATAACCATAACTGATGTATATGGATTATCTAATCTAACGCTTTCGCTTAATGTTAAATCAGCTACTTTACTTGAAACCGATTCTGGATCTATTTTTCTTGCCATTGTGTATTTTTTTGTAAAATTAATTTAATTAAACATATTAACCAAAATTAAATTAATTAAATTTATCAATCAATAAGTTTGCTATTAGAGAACTTTTATGATTGATAAAAAACCTCCCAAGTATAGAAATACAGGAGGGTATATTTGCTTAAAACCACCAATCTACAATTACCTCTGTAAAACTAAATAAATTTCTTTTTTACTAGGTTCAGCTTTGCCCTGTATTCTAGGATCAAAGCTTTAAGCTCATCTCTTGTTGGTCTTACCGTCTGCCTAGCTGTTTCTCTAAGATATTCAACTAATGCTCCATTTTCTTGATGTAATTTATGTTCAAATTCTTCTATGTTACCTGTTTTAAAATAATTACATTCCATGCATTGTGGTCTGCAATTCTGTTCCATCCATCTTGTTCCTAAGTTTGTTCTTCCCATAAAGTGACCACATTGTATTTCTGCAACAGTATGTTTACCACCGCAAGTATAACATTCTACAACACCAGATTTATCAGCATATTTATTTCTTAAATACTGGCTAAAAACATGATCAAGATCAGAAACTAAATTCTGAAAACTTTCTGAATCATCTTCAAATTCTTCCATTCTCTTTTGCGTAGAATGTATTGTAGCACATTGCTTGCACATCTTTTTAGAAAAATGATAATCTATGTTACCGCAATTAACGCACCTTTTCTTTTTCACTATTATCGTTGAATTTCTCATCTTCTTTTAGTTTATGTAGTTTATCATTTATAAATCTATATTTACCTATGTACTTACCTTCTTTTGTAACCTCTATAACCATATCTAACCTTTTAGCCAAATCGTATATTAACTCTCTATTCTCCATATTTTGAACAAAGATAATTAATTTAATTAAACCACAAAATAATTTTATGGAAAAATAAATTTTGTAATTAAAAATATTATTCTTTACTTTGTTCTTCAACCAAATTATTTATGGAAAAAGAAAATGTAAAAGACCTAATACTTCTTCATCTTGAAGAAGAAGAGAGGCCGCTAGCTTGGCTTTCACGAAAAACGGAAATACCATATCCTACCCTTTATTCAATATTTGTACAAAGGATTATGAATCTTTCAGATGATAATCTATCAAAGGTTAACAAGGCTATGGGAACTGATTTTAGTAACGATTAAGAATTTAAAAATGCCAAAAGATACATTCTACTTCTCGCACGACTATAATGCTCGTAATGATGAGAAGATAAAAAGACTAATAAGAAAACATGGCATGATTGGCTATGGTATATTTTGGTCAATAGTTGAGGATTTATATAATAATGCGAACGCATTGCAAACGGATTACGATGGCATTGCATATGATTTAAGAACGGATAGCGACCTTGTTGCATCCGTAGTAAATGACTTTGATTTATTTGTTTTTGATGGTGATTTTTTTGGTAGTAATTCTGTGCAAGAAAGGTTAGATCAAAGAAATATTAAAAGTGAAAGTGCAAGAAAATCAGCTAGTTATAGATGGAGTAATGCGAACGCAATGCAAACGCTATCCGATAGCAATGCTAAAAAGGAAAGGAAAGGAAAGGAAATAAAAGGAAAGGAAATAAAGGAAATAAATATTTCATTTGATTCTTTTTGGGATTTGTATGACAAGAAAACAGGTGAAAAAGGAAAATTATCTGAAAAGTGGAATAAGCTATCTGATTCAGAAAGAACTGAAATAATGAAATACATTCCAAATTATAAGATTTGCCAGCCAGATAAAAAGTTTAGAAAAGATCCACAAACATTTTTAAACAACAAATCTTGGAACGATGAATTAATAGGTACGGCAAGTCCTGTAATTAAAAAAAGCGGGTCATTGCATGATAATCAAGATTTCATAAATTATTCAAAAAGGATTGAACAACTAAACAAATAAACGATGCAAGTTACTATTTTTAAAAACATTTTTAGCAAGGAACCACATTTCATAACGGTTGATAAAGCACTTGAAAGGATTAAGTTAGGTGCAAGTAAAGCTTTGGTTTTAGATATTAGGTTGGCTTTGGATAAGGAAAAAGCTAACAAACTTAAACTTAATCTACCATCAATTTGCTTTAGCGGTAAGTTTGGTGTGGATAGAAAGGATGAACAATTGGTTCAACATAGTGGGTTTTTGGTTTTAGATTTTGATGATATTTCTGATTTAAGGGATAAGCAGACTGAGATTATACAAAAAGATTTTGTGTACGCTTGTTGGGTAAGCCCTTCGGGTAATGGGATAAAAGCTTTGGTTAAAATAGCTGATGGCAAAAAACACAGAGAGCATTTCCAATCACTTCAAGAGATATTCCCAGAAATTGACCGAAGCGGAATAAACGTAAGCAGGGTGTGTTACGAAAGTTTTGATCCCGATATTTACGTTAACGAAAAAGCTGTGGTTTTTACAAAGGCTAAGAAAATTGAAAAGATTGTAGTCAACGAAATTGAAACAATTGACGATTCAGAGAACTTCCGTAGAATACTCAAATGGCTTACGAATAAAAATGATGCTTTTGTTACCGGAGAGCGAAATACTTACATTTTTAAGTTGGCATCAGCGTGTTGTAGGTTTGGAATCAACGAGGAGGCCGCTTTAAGCCTCATTTCAGCCGAATATTTAGTGAGTAATGACTTTACTATGTCAGAGATGAGAGGGGCTGTAAAGAGCGGATATAGGGCAAATAGGGCTATTGCTGGTTCAGCTATACTTCAAAAAGAAAAGTTAGTTAACAAAGCAACTAATTACGAGATTGATGTTAAAAAGGAATTTATAGATGAAAAAGAAGGTAATTACAGGGTTGAAGATGTGGTATATGGAATTGATGTAAAGGATAAAGCTTTACTTATTAATCAAAATGGTTTTGACAAGGTTATGGGTGTTGGTATTAAAGAACTTGACTATATTTTTAAGCCAAAAAGAGGCGAAATTACATTGCTTACTGGTATTGGTAACTATGGTAAAACAGCTTGGCAAAAGTCACAATTGCTTAGTAGGATTATCATGTTTGGTGAAAAGATAGCTACATTTTCTCCAGAAGATACACCTGCTGAAGAATATTTTCATGATTACGTTGAGATGCTTTTAGGTTGCGAGTGTACTCCATTTAACCCAAATAGACCAGCAAATGATATTTATGAAGCGGCATACGATTTTATTTCTAAGCATATTTTCTACATTAGCGCAGAGATGCTTTCTCCGACACCGCAGTATATCAAAGAAAAGTTTTTGGAGTTGATTGTGCAAGAGAAGGTTGATTTTTGTTGCATTGATCCATTTAACCAAATGACCAATGATTACAAAGGATTTGGTGGTAGAACAGATAAGTATTTGGAAACACTATTAGCTGATTTCTCAAGATTTGCCAAGAAAAATGATGTGTATTTTTGGGTTATTGCGCATCCTAAATTAATGGAAAGAGATAGGTCTGGTAACTACAAATGTCCAGATGTATTTGATGTGAATGATGGTGCTATGTGGAATAATAAAATGGATAACATAACTGTTTACCATAGACCATTTGCGCAGACAGATCCAAGTAGTCCTTTAGCAGAATTTCATTCTAAAAAAATTAAAAAGAAAAGTGTTGGTAGGAAAGGATTTATAATGGTTGAGTATATTTGGGAAAGAAGAAGATTTTTTATTGAAGGAAAAGATTTTATCCAAGAAATGTTAAATAAAAAAGGTCTTGATTTTTGGAAAAGAAAAGAAGCTAATCAATCATGGTTTCCATACAAAGATGAACAAGGTGGAGAAGTAATATTTTAATAATTAAAAACAAATAAAATGATCAGAATTTCAGTAATCGGAAGATTAGGTCAAGATGCAGTAGTAAACACAGTGAATGGTAAAACAGTGATTAATTTTTCTATGGCTTACAGCGAAAAGTTTAAAAACCAACAAGGCGAAGATGTAGATAAAACTACATGGGTTTCATGTGCTTACTGGACAGACAAAACTAACGTATCTAATTACCTTAAAAAAGGTACCATGATTTACATGGAAGGTAAGCCAGAAGCAAAAACATATAACAACGATAAGACAAAAGAAGTAATTGCGCAATTGCATGCTAGAGTTACATCTTTACAGCTTTTATCAGGTAAACAAGAAGAAAATAATGCATAATGTATATTCACGAATTATTAAACCCTATAGAAGTTGAAACACCACTTGGAAGAGGAAAAGCAATCGCATGGATTGACTACGGATCAGAAGTCAACACTGTTTGGAAAGTTGTATTTTACCACAATGGTATGGTGCGGAACTTTTACGATAAAGACATACTCATCCACCCCAATAAAATGGACGGTGGGGAAATAGATTTTAACTATTTTAAAAAATAAAACATGCAACAAGAATTAGTATTTGATGGAGCTGATTATGACCACGAAAGAGATGGCAAAAGATTAGCCAAAAATCATTTTAAATTAAAGGAACTTATGCAAGACCAAAGGTTTAGAACCCTTAGTGAAATTTCTGCCATTACTCATATCCCAGAAGCATCGGTATCGGCAGGTTTGCGCGATTTTAGGAAAGAAAAGTTTGGTAGGCACATTCTGAATAAAAATTATTTAGAAAATGGCTTATATTCGTACCAATTAATCCTAAATAACAATCAAAATGGCAAAAGTTAAATCAGATTCTAGAAAAGTAACATTTGGAAGTAGAAAAACAGGTAGTGCAAAGAAATCTTATAACAAACATTCTCC